CTACAGCAGCCAAAACAGCGCAAGACCAAATGGCAGCTAACCCTGCTCCACAAAAGGCAGCGCCAAACGATGTTATGGCACGTATGGCTAAACAGCTAGCACCAGCGGCACCAGCTGGACAACAAATGCCCGGTTATGGCAAAGTAACATACAATGCACCTACTGCTAGCGTACCGCAGCAACCTGCTGTCCAGCCTACCACTGGTGCCAAAGCAGTTCCTGTAGAGAAACCAGCAGCAGCACCTGCTCCGGCAGCACAGCCAACAGCTTCTGCACAAGCAGACGCAAACAAACCCGGATTCTTGCAGAGCAAAATTAAAGGTTCGCAAGTTCCAGCAGCACAGCCCGCGGCTCCTGCTAAACCCGGATTCCTACAAACTGCAACTGATAAAATTGCAGCCAAAGCCGCACAGCCACAAATGGCCGGTATGGACTTTAGCGCAATGCTAGCACGTAAGGCAAAGATTAGACTATGATGCACATTTATGAAGGTGGCAATATCTTCGGGGACGGAGATATTGCAAAAGAATACGTTGCAGGCGTTGTAAAAACAGTACAGCGAGATATGCCTGCAGGTATCAAAGCAATTCCCGATATCGGATCTGCTGGATACAAAGCAGCAAGTGGTGACATGGATTTGTTTATTGACGCTGGCGCACTAATGCAAAAGTTTCAGGTAGCAGACGACAAAGCAGCCAAGCAAGCACTAGAAACGTTTATGCAAGCCAAAGGCTACAAGACCAAACTCTCTGGACGCAATGTGCATATTGAAGTACCATATGCTACACCAGAAGGTCAGCGCACAGTACAAGTAGACTTGATGGTTATTCCTGACGCAGACATTGTTGCACCTTACCACCAACATGGCCCACGTGGTATGTATGACCAACCTGGCTTCAAAGGCGCACATAACTTTATTCTAATGAACAGCATCGCTAAACATCTAGGATTAAAGTTTGATGCATTTGGCGGCAAGCTAATGCGCCGAGATGACAACTCTGTTGTTGGTCGTACACGTGACGAAGTTGCTAAAATATTGCTGGGACAAGCGGCTACAGCCGATGACCTAAACTCTGTTGCTAGTATGGTAGCGGCACTAAAGAACGACCCGGATCGAGACAGTAAACTAGCACAAGCTCGCCAAGATGCAGCCAAGGGTATTATTACTATGCCCGAAGCAGTAGCAGAAGGTTCTGCCAACTGGTTTAGAAAGTACACTAACCTTCTATGAAAATTGTTGAAATTCTTAGAGAATCAATCCCGGCACATGCGCCAAAAGGAAAAGACTGGGATAATCTACCAGATTGGAAAAAAGAATGGTATCGTAAATGGAAAGGTGGGTTGTGCAAACATCCACAACCATACCATAATCCAAAATTGCTAGGTGAAGGCGGTTGGGACACAACAGCTACACAAGGCACAGTTATTACACCGCAGATTGCAAAATCCGCAATGGCCCAAATGCAACGTTTTGTTGCGGACTTTAACCGCTTCCGTGCCGATCGTCAACGTGATCCAATTGAGCTAGGCAAACCACTAGGCTCCACAGCTTATCACGAAATTGACCCTGAAGATAAAATCTACGGGGACATTGATATTCAAATGATTGCCCCAGCAATCGAAGGACTGTCATTTACACAGTTTACAGCCGCATACAACAAAGCCGCTGATGAGTTTGTTCGAGAAGCAAAGCCCTCTTATGTACACCCAACAGAAAGCAAGCCAGGACATCCTATTCTACAAGTTGGCCGTGATGCATACGTGCAAGTAGACTTTATGTGGCACCCAGAGAATCTACGTGACTGGGGTGCTGGTCGTGCAACGCCCGAGCATAACCTTAAAGGTATGCTAACTGGTAATATGTATAGTGTACTAGGCGAGTTACTTAACATGAGTATTCAACACGCTGGCGTACAACTAAAGACACAAAACGGTGTGCAAGTTCCGTTTAGTAAGCAAAAAGGCGTGGAAGTACAAACTATTACAATGGATCCGGGTACGTTCATTCTAGACATCTTTAAGTACGAATACGAAACCATAGTAAATCGTCCTGTCAACGGCCAAACATATATTGATCCGCTACTGCAAAAGTTTCCAGGCAATGATCTAAATGACGTTAAGATCAGTAAACTAGTTAACGGTGTTAAAGGACTAGCACGTAGTTTTGAAAAGAACGAAATGTTTAGACAAGGCAACTTGTCTAACTATGAAAGCGCACGAGACTTCGTACAGAAGTTTTGGTCGCGATACGAAGAAAAAGCCATGGCAGATGTAGCAAACAAAAAGCGTGACAAAGCACAAACACCTGATGCTATTGCTCGTGCCCAACAAGATAGAGAGAAGATCCTAAGTGGATTAGCAACAGTTAAAGGATACTTCAGTGGAACTTAATTTTATTCAAACACTATTTGAAGCTGGTGAAGGTCCACGTATTCCTCACCCAGAGGACAGTATCTTTGCTGGTACAGATGCGGCACAAAAAATGATTGCGGCACTACAGGAAGTTATTGCCAACCCTGGCACAGGCAGTATCAAATGGGACGGCGGCATTGCGCTATTCTTTGGATACGATCCAACAGGGCAGTTCTTTATCAATGACAAATACATGCCCGAAGGTTTCTATGCACACAGCCCGGCTGACTGGCAAAAGTACGACACAGAAATGAAAAAGTCTAAAGTTGCACGTACAGACTTGTATCCACAGTTAGCGGCAATTTGGGAAGGCATGAAAGCGTCTGTAACAGAGAAATCTGTGTTTAAAGGCGACTTGATGTGGACCGGCGAACTACAGCCTGTACAAGGTAAGTTTGTGTTCAAGCCTACTACAGTAGAATATCGTGTTCCTGTTAATTCTGCACTAGGCAAACTAATTGCCGGCAAAGCTGGTGGCATTGTTGTGCATCAGAAGGATGGGGCACCATGGGACGGGAAGTCGGGCCTGCAGAACGCAGGTAACGTTGCAATCATCAGCCCCAAAGCTGGTGTTACATTTACACTAAAGAATCCCGTTAAGCTAGTTAACGATGCTAAGAAAGCAGCTAGCAACAAAGCTATTGACGAATTCTTAGCAGGACTTGCGGGAGTAGTTAAGAGCTCAATGCAAACTTATATGAACAAGAAGATTACTAAGCAAACTGCTGAGCCTATTGATAAATGGCTTGCTGGTGCCCTTAGTAAGAAACAGTACGAGCTAGTAGTCACAGGACCCAATGGAAATGACGGCTATATTATGCAAAATGCGGCAGGATTGAATGCACTTTTTGCCGCGTGGAACGCAATTTATGTGCTTAAAGACAACCTATGTCAACAGCTGGAGCCGCAGGTACAAGGATTTGAACAGTGGACAGGCGGACAACAAGCAGGCGAGGGTTTTGTATTTCCTACTAGCCAGGGCTTGATTAAGCTAGTAAACCGTGCTGGATTTGGGGCAGCGCATTTCAACAAATAACCCCATTATTTTATCGAGATGATAAATATTTACATACGCGAAAGCGTAAACATTAAAGGAAATTAAAATGGCAACATTTGCAAGAGTAAACGGCGGTACAATCGCTGGTGAGTTTTTCGGTCGTGATCTAAAGTTTGTTAAGGCAACTATGTCTGGTATCGAAACAGGCTATGCTAGCCCAGACAGCAACTTCGAGAAGATCGCTCGCGTTCTATCTCGTTTCGGTACTATCTCTGTAGTTGGTACTCCAGCTTCTAACAACGCTATGTTCGTTGTTGAAGGTCTTCCAACAACAGTTGGTGACAACACAGCTGACCAATCTGGCGGTACAGCAATCGTTACACAACTACAAACAGAAGCTAACGCAGCTACTGGTGGTGCAGTAACTTTCACTGTATACAACGGTTTGTCTGGCACAAGCTTTGCTTAATTTTTAAATTAAGTCAAAAAGAGCACCGTTTTTACGGTGCTTTTTTTATGGCCATAAGTAATTGCATGAGCTCTAACATAGAATACTTTACAATCTGCACACTAGTTGATATTACTGCCACAGGAGTGACACGTAATAAAACAGGCGAAGATGAACATAAACGCAACCAGCAACGTAATTGGGAAACAGTTTTGCAGGTACTAGGTATTAGAGCACAACCTACACTAGTAGAAGGTCCAATGACTGGTTTAGTTGACGAAAAAATTCTAGGTAGGCTGTTTGGAGACATGTATACCGGCGAACAGCGGGTTTGGCTTGCTAGCTTTAGCATTGAGCATAGAGATGTGTACAAGAAAGATTCAGATCAGTTGGCATTGTTAGCCGACGATTTTAATCAAGTCCCTATTGTTACCGGACTAGACGAAACTGCACGTTTTATCTTACCTATTTTTTATTGCCATGGCGCAATTAAAAATATCGTATTCAAACCTGGTCTGTTAAACGAGCTTCAATAACATAATGGTTAACAGTAAAGGTGAGATGCTAAATACTACATTGATGCTCACAGCACCATTAAGGCTCACAATTAAGGCATACACAGGCACACTAACGCATCGCAACCATAACAAGAATAAGGGGCGAGAAGCATATGGCTTCATTGGATAT